TCTTTAACTAAAGTACGTAAATGGTTTAGTTTCATACTATTATAAATATTGTACTATCTAATAAGGGTAACACTTCCTTTAATTAATGTTTCTTTATCTGTATTTTTATCTCCATATACTATAATCCAGGTATATGTTCCATCTTGACATACTGCATTGTTATATGTTCCATCCCAAGCAGCGGCACTATCATAACTTTTAAATATTAATTCTCCCCAACGATTATATATTGTTAAGTAAAAATCAGCAGGATCAAAACCTGAGGTAAATACAGGCTGCCAAACATGATTATATTCATTTCCATCTGGGGTAAATGTGTTTGGAATGTAAATTAATTCTTCAGGGCATCTTTGAATAGTTGTTGCAAACGATACAGGATAAGATACGCATCCGTTTTCATATGCTACAGCTGAAAATGTAAATGTTCCAAAACTGTTCCATGTAATAGGTAATGTTGGGTTTGTAATACTATCTTGATTTAAAATCCATACTACGCTACCTCCACCTAAAGCAGTTACACTATAAACTCTACCTATACTATCTCCTTCACACAATTCTATAAATTCAGATGTTAAATTTCCTAAATCGTTTTGGATTTGTGAAATAGAAGGTCTAGGATAAACGGTTATTGGACGAGTAGTATCAAAAGTACAATTTGATTGTATATAAGTGTATGTTATTGTATTGTTACCTGCAATAGAAGGGGAAGGACAAAACAAATTTCCATTGACACCATTACCGGTAAATGTTCCTCCAATAGGATTTCCAGTTAATGTTACACAATTAGCATAGTCACATAACGGAGTTATCGAATCTATCGTGGGTAAAACGTTTAAAATATGAACGTCAACTACTTGGGGTAAACTTGTACAACCGTTTTGATCTATCGCTACTACATTAACAGCTCCTGGTATAAATCCTGGGGGTAATGTTGACCAATCTACTGAAATATTGTTGGTTCCTTGGCCTAAAGTAATGGGTCCTACACTTGACCAATTGTAAGAATATCCTGCACCTAAACTAGGTACCGAATATGTTTCATTAGAAGATAAATAGCATATTGTATCTAGTGAGGTAATACTTCCTACTACTACCATTGGTGGGTTTGTTAATGTAATAGTATTTGAAGCAGGACAACCATTTGCATCTGTTACTGTAACGTTATAAACACCTGCACATAAATTAATTGATGTTTGGTTTGTTTGTCCATCACCCCATAAATAAGTGTATGGAGCAATACCATCAATTGGATTTGCTGTTGCTGTTCCATCACAATATCCAAAACAAATGGGATTTGTTGCAGTCATTAATGGTAATTGCAAAGCAGGAGGATTAATTAATGTAGCATTTGCAGTTACAGTACAATTGTTTACATCAGTTAGTGTTACTGTGTAGGTTCCGGCACATAAATTGTTAATTGTTTGTGTAGTTTGACCATTACTCCAAACATATCCAATAGGAGGAGTACCATTTGTAGGGTTTACTGTAATAGATCCGTTACAATCTCCGTTACATAGTGGATTTGTTATTACAAAATTTGGTTGATTTAAAACAGGAGGACCGGGTTGTACAAACACTGTATCAGGACCTAATCCAGCTCCAGCATTACATATTGACCAACCTGCATTGCAAGGACCATATTCTAAACGGCATGTATAATTTGCTCCTTGAATAGGAGGAGATACTGTAATTTGATTTACATTTTGAGCAATTGGAACAGGATTACCTACTTGATACCAAACTAAAGTTGGTAAAATAGGAGCGCCTGATGGTGTCCATCGTCTTGCATCATTTACTGCAGCCCAAACTGATGAATTTCTGCCAGGTACTGTTACTGCTTGTGTTCCTGCAGCATTATGGATACCATGTACTGATGTTCCTCCAGCCCATTGTGGGCAATTTGGTTTATTTGCAATGTATGTTTCAATATTGTTAGATGATTCATATAACACAATATGAAATGTACCTAGTAGGTTAGTGCATGAATACATTGGAACACCAATCCAACTTACAACTAATTTTCTACATGGAGCTGTACCTTGTACTTGATAGCGCACTTGACCTCCAATTCCAGGATGCCAATCTTGCCAAGGTGACATAATACAATTTTTAGGAACAGCAGCATTTGCTGTTGGTATAGCTAAAGATGTAAATGTAGCTGGTTGTATTCCAGCACCTAGAGATACCCAACCGTTTGAACCAATTCTAAATTGTGTATAAGTTTGTCCATAAAAACAAAACGTAAACCCAATATTAAATGTGTTTGATTGCACATCGTCTCCTAATGCAACTAATGTACCCACATTGGTTTGTGCTACATATGGTATTTGAGAAACAGTGTAATTTGTTGTTTGATTGGGGTTACTGCCCTGACCACATTGACTTAAATCCGCGGTTAAAGTTGTTGAGTTTGTACCACAAGGTAAATACTGGTCTGGTCCTAGAAATGGACAAAATTGACTATAAACAAAGCTAGTTAATAGTACAAATAAAAGTGTTTTAAGTGTTTTCATAGCCTTAATATATAAAAAGAAAGTAAAAGCCCCAAATTTCTTTGGAGCTTTCGTATACTTTGTTGTTTTGTTCTTAGTAGTTCAAGATACAGTAGTCAGGTTGAACAGTAACTGTAATGTTTACTGGGGTTCCATCGTCATCCCAACTGTAATCTCCAAAGTTAGCTTCTGTAATAACAGCTCCTTTAATAATCCATTCAGAAACGATATCACCTACAGGACCTAAAACGTTAAATTTGATATCTTTTTTATAGAAATCAGAGTATCCATCACGTCCTGTTACTGATTCGTGTCCTAAACGTACCCATTCCATTACTGCTTGAGCACCAGAAGGAGTAATTGATTCGTAAAGGGTAAATTGAATAGTATTCCAAATAGTTTTTCCTTTTACATAACGTTGAATGTTAATGTGGTTAAGGGCAACTGCGGTTTGGGTTAAAGAAACAGCTCCTACCCCTTTTACTAGATATGATGGAACACCATCCATATAAAGGATAAAGCGGTTTGTTTGTTTTGGTTCAAACGCTGTAAAGAATATATCGTTACTACTTAAAATTGGCATTTTACTTTATTTTTAATTCTGTTATAAATATCTAAACATTTAACTTTTTATATTGGAAATTGAGCTCCTGTTGGTAACAAGATAAAATCCAAAGAAATAAATTCAGCTGTGCGAGTAGGTTGAATATAAATTTGTCCTACTAGTTGGTTTTGGTCAATTACTGCTGGCCCATTGTTTGAATCATCCATGATTACTTGGTAAGCATACAATCCTTGTTTTTGTTGAATTCCTTCTAAATATGGATTAACTCTTGCAAGGAATGAATTTCTTGTAGTAATTGTATTTTGTTCGAATACGATAGTATCAGCAATTTGACGAATATAATTTTTCAATTCAATCATTAAACGACGTACGTTTACACGATCAAGAGCTGAATCTGATTTCTGTAATGTTTTCTGTCCAAATACTACAACTCCTTGTTTAGGTAGTGTTGCAATTGGGTTAACATTGTTAACATATAATGTATCTCTATTACCTTGAGTTAATTTTAATTCAGCTTGTAATACTGTAGATAACCCACCACGATTAATACCTGCAGGTGCAAACCAAGGAGCAGATACTTTATCGTTAAATGCATATACACCTGGAATTACAGTTGAAGCTGGTACCCAAACATGTTTTCCTGTAGCTGGGTCAATAATACGAACCCAAGGCCAATAAGCAGCAGCATATGAAGTATCACGAGTTTGTGCTTGAGTAATAGTTGAAGATACATTACTTCCGTATGATGATAAATCTACTACAAACATACTATCACCTCTATTTTGAGTATTTAATATAATATTCGTAATTTGAGATGTATGTCCAGCAACATCATTTATCAATCCTGGGGTAAATAGTAAATTAAATTGGTATGCTTCAGGATTACCAAGCAATGCAATCATGTTATTGTAACTAGCTCCTACTAATCCTTGAGTATTTGTTGAAATAGTATCGTATAGATTGATAGTATTACTTACAGTTCCTGTAGCTCCTGTAAATGATCCACCTGCTGAACCACTTCCGTTTACTGGGAGTGAAGCGGTAAATGCAGAAACAGCAACTCCATTTGCATCAAAATAATTTGGAGTTGGTAAATTTACTGCTTTTACACGAACAAATTTTGAATTATTTGGAAAACTTCCAGATAACTCCATTTGTACTGTAAAAGCATTATATTGTAATTTTTGATCACCAATTACTTGAGAAATAAAACGAGATGAATTTGGATCTAAATTTAAATTATTCCAAGCTTCAAGTACAACTTTATTAGTTTCGGTATCATTACCACGTCTAATTAACACGTTAAATGTTCCTGATCCTGTAGTTGAATTTGTAACTTCCCAACGAACATTTTCAGTAGATCCTGAATTTAATGCTCCATTAGATCCTAACATATTAGAACCAGAGTTATTATTAATAAACCCTTCGGAAATAGTTTCTAAAACAAATGAAGCTGAAGTAGAGTTTAAATAAGAAGAAATTGTAGTACTTTCTGCTGGGGTCCAGTTAGCTGATTGAGTAACAACACGAGCTACTAATAATGAAGTACCACCATAATTAAAATAGTTGTAAGCAGCAATTGAAGTTAAATACGAATATGCGTTACCACCACTAATAAAAGAATCTCCAAATAACATTTGGAAATCTGAATATGAAGTTACTAAAGTTGGTTTTTCTACAGGTCCTTTTACTGTAGGTCCTATAATAGCAGCACCTGCTTGAACTGGTTGGCCTGTTAAAAACGTGTTATCTATTTCGCTGATTGCTACTCCAGGAGAAACTGTGAAATTTGCCATTTTATTTTTTTATTATAAATATCAATTTTTCTTCTAAAATATATTACTATTGAGGAAAGGTTGCACCTGTAGGTAATATATTAAAGTCTAATATAACAAATTCAGCTGTACGTGTTGGTTGAATATAAATTTGTCCTATTAATTGGTTATTATCAACTACGTTTGGTGGATTATTTGTTTCATCCATTACTACTTGATATGCTGTTAAACCTTGTTGTTGTTGTACAGAAGCTAAATATGGGTTTACAATAGATAAAAAGTTTGATCTAGTAGCTGCATCATTTTGTTCAAATACAAAGTTATTTGCTACTTGAGAAATATATGATTTTAATTCAATTAATAAACGACGTACATTTACACGATCTAAAGCACTTTTTTTCTTTTGTAGTGTTTTTTGTCCAAATACTACTGGGTTAGGGATTCCACTAAAACTAGCAATTGGATTTACATTATTTTGATATAATAAATCTCTACTAGCTTGTGTAATTACTTTTTCAGTTGCACTAACACCTGTTAAGACTCCTCTGTTGGTTCCAGCAGGAGCAAACCAAGGAGCTTCAGCAGCATCATTAAAAGCATATACTCCAGGGATCATAGTTGAAGCAGGAACCCATGATTGTTGACCTGAAAGATCAATTGTTTTTAACCAAGGCCAATAAGTAGCAGCATATGATGTATTAAAATTACCAGCATTAGAAGTAACCGGAATAATATTTGAATTATATCCTACAACATCAATAATGGTCATTGCATCTCCTCGATTTTGAACCATACTAATAAGTTGGTTTACAACAAGATAATGAAGAGCAAAATTTGTACTATCACCAACTAATCCAGGAGCAGTTATAAAGTTATAATTATACGCGTCTTTATTTGCTAATAATGCAATAGATTCTGTATAAGCACTAGCTGAAATACCTTGGATATTAGAATTTGAGATATTTTCATAATAATTTGCTGCTCCTCCTACAGGAATATTGCTTCCTTTTCCATCTCCAAAAGATCCACTAGCGGCTAAAGGTAAAGAACCAGTAAATTGGTTTTTTGGAATACCGTTATTGTCAAAATAATTTGGAGTTGTTTGATTTACTTGTTTAACTCTAACATATGAAGATTTATTCGGAAAACTTCCTGAAAGTTGAACATAATATTCATTGGTAGTTGGATCATTAACAACAACTTCAGTTTGATTACCTATTACTTTTTCAATGTAATTAGAAGAATTAGGATCTAATGAGCATACCCATGTTTCTAAAACAGAAGGAGCTATTATAGTATCATTTCCTTGTCTAATTAATACATTAAATGTTCCATTATTAATATCTGGGGATTGTATTTCCCATCTAAAATTATTTGCTGAGCCACTTAATAATGTATTGTATAAACCTGTAGGACCTTCACTGTTCATTATTTCTCCTTCAGAAATTGTTTCTAAAACAAATGTATTAGTATTGTAAGGAGTACCAGCAGAATGGGCTGAAGATGAAATAAATGATGAAGTAGCAGGAGTCCATGCTGTAACTGTACTACCACTTACAACACGAGTAACTAACAATGAAGTACCACCATTGTTAAAATAATTAAATGCTGAAATTGCTGTAAGGTAGGTATAATTTTGTCCACCACTTATAAAAGTATCACCAAATACATTTTTATATTGGGTATATGTAGTAACTAATGTAGGGATATTTACTTTACCTTTAACTGTTGGTCCAATAATAGCGGCACCTGCTTGAATAGGTTGTTGAGTTATAAAGGACTGGTCATTTTCTATTGCTAATACACCAGGTGATACAATTGTTTCTGCCATTGCAAATGAATTATTTTATTATAAATATGGTGTATTAAAACCAAATTAATCCATTGGTGTAATTTCACCAGTTTCTGGGTTAATATTAGATTTACCGTACTTATC